GAGATCCAGATTCGGATGGTGTCAGACTTAAAACCAATCTGCTCCATAGCACGTCTGGTAGATAGTCCCTCGGCAACGAGGGCAAGAACTTTCTTTTTTGCCTCTGCGGTTGCCAGTTTTTGGGGGTTGTTTTGCCCCTTCTGAAAAGTCATAGAACTGTCCCATCTACATACTGTTAGTCTATTCTGTAACAGATAGTAGATACAGGTTGTAACGCAAGTTCCTGAAGAACTTGCTACTATCAGAATAATAAATAGCCTCTATATAGTATTAATCCGTTCAAACAGCCTAAACGAACACTTTCTGGCAAAAAATCTTTTGCACAGGATAAAACCGCAGGTCAGAAACTATATAGATAGAACTGGTGCACAGGCTATAACTGTACGGAAATATTTTCTATGTAGATACTACTACACTGTAACAAGACTATTTAACAGTCTGGGGTCATAGAATGACCCGCAATCCTGTTAAATGCTGACGCTCTGTACTGATAGAACAGCGTCGCTACGGATAGCAGTCTGCGGGCTTGACCAGTTGTCTGCGCCCCAGTAAGACTACTATCTATTTCAGACTATAAATAAATTTTTATGTCTGCCGATGGTACAAACCCTCAGACCTGACGACCGTATACCAATGGTCGTAATCCGTCCTATGCTTCGTGGTCAAAGGGAACGCGCCTGCTTTGTTCCCTTTGCCCCGCGAATCAAAGGCGGACCAGACGGCGATACAATTCTTTAGAATTGATATCACCGTCCTTTACTCATGACCCCTTTGATTGTATCTCCGTCAGCAAAATAGCAAGCGTGCTATCACCATGATTCCCGTCACGCCCTTCAGGCATGACAGTAATCACAGTAATAGCCAGTGCTTGCCATTTCAGTCACCATTAATCTATGACTGCCTGGCTAGCGTGCTGACGACGGCTCTCGATTTTGAGCATCAGAGCCTTGTCAAGTCAAGTCTCTGATAAGAGCGCTCAAAATAGGCTGGCAGGCTAAAGCCTGCGTAGCCATTGCTCGAGCCTGAGATATTTGGGCGTTGCCCTTAAAATTTGGGGGTAGTTGATAAAAGGAGATATGAACATGTACGACTATACTCAAGATAATCTCTCTGTAACCAATGGGTGCTACACCTGTATGTTGGCACAACAGACATGCGAAGCATGTGCGGACGAGCAAGATGCTCGTTTGACAGACCGTGCCTGGGACATAGTTGATGACGGTAACGATGTATACCGTTGGCAACTGTCCCGCAAGTCCGATGACCCAAGTGGTCATGACTGGGTAGGCGCCCATACCATGCGAGACAACGGCACAATCCGTGAAGAGTTCCTGGAGCCAGTAACTCTTCTATCGGACCGTTTCTTCGACATGAATGTCGAAGTGCCAGTCGGGTCCATAGTATGTGCCGACTGTCACTATGTATGTAATCAATCAACCGCTTGTCCAAATTGCGAACTCGTTAATAACTAATGCGTTCAAGGGTAGCCCCCAGCACCTTGTGCCTGGGGGGCTACCCCAAGTAAACTAAACTATGTAACTAACTAAGGAGACAAAATGAATACAGTAACAATGACAGGTACTATCAAGAACCTCACAAGCAAAGGGACAACAACCAAGTTCCTAACAGGCAACATCACAGACCGTGATGATAACAACTGGTTCAAAGCATCAATGCCAATCGTAGCGTTTGATGATTCCGTCAAGGGTCAGTTGTTAGAACTATCTCAAACCGAGGGTGTGACAGAAAAAGTTACTATCACTGGTGAGATTCAGACACGCTTAGATAAAGACCGTAAGCGTGCTCCATGGACACAAATTGTAATCCAGAAGGTAGAAGTTAACGCTTAAAGATATAGGGGAGTGGGGGCTTCGGCTCTCACTCCCCTACTTTTTTGTCGTTTGTTCAGGCGGGCGTGTAACTACTACGGTAAACTACGAGTCAATAACTATTATAGGAGGCAACAATGTATTTAGGAACATATGATTTACTAGCAGTATCCATTGCGTTAGTCAGCAGTATAATTGTATTGACGCTGGCTATCAGACAGAACATAGAACTACAACGGGACAATACAAATCTACGCCGTAAATTAAATATGGAAAGGATGGCTCGTGAGTTACATGGCATTCGCGACTAAGCGTTGCGTATTATGCGGAAAGCCAGGCGTTATAGGCGTAGATGAGAATGAACTATTCATGTATCTACGCGGACACTCTGCCGAAGAATCCTTTAAATCCTTGACAGTATCCTTTCGAGAGCAGATAATTAGTGGCACCCATCCAGAATGCTGGGACACTATGTTTGCTAACGAGCAAGTAGATGCTGCTTACGAGAGGCAACGAGAGGAATCATGATGTCAGAAATTAAATATAAACTACAATACTGTTATGGCTGCGACATAGAAATCATGGTCAAGACAACAGACTTAGCCCCAAGAAACTACTGCGCCACATGTGCTTGGGCAAAAATAGGTGCACTGGCATGAGCCATGAACATCACTGGCAATGCACGGATATCCCTGGGATATTCAAGTGTATAAACACGGAGCAAGGCAGGTGCAAAGCAAGCCGTACTTATGATAGGGATACAGAAATGTATACCGTTACTTATACATATAAAAGACTAGGAGCAACAGCATGAGTGAGCCAAGACTAGAAGATGACATAGCAGCATGCATATGGTCTGAGTGTGATGATTGTTCAAGAGAACATGACCCATCATCCGACTGTGTGTATGATGATGAACCAGACAGAATGTGGGGTGATGAAGATTAATGGGAACATCGAGCCGTATCTCAACCCTTTACAAACCTGGGCTCTCCTCGTTTGTATTTTCTATCTCGTCTACAGAGGAGTTACTAGATGAAAAGACTATTCGCACTTGCTATCAGTTGGTCACTAGCCTTCTGGTCAGTCTTACTACCAACCAGTCCAGCATACTCACTAGCAGTAGCGGACCAAGTAAAGTGTATGAATCCAGATGCCAAATGGACCAAGAAAGTATCGAAAGCATACGCAAAACTATTAGTAACAGAACAGTATGGGTGGAATCTCAGCGAGTACCGAGCACTACTAAAACTCTGGGGTAAAGAGTCAGCATGGAACCACTATGCAGATAACCCTGAGTCAAGCGCCTACGGTATAGCGCAAGTCCTCAATACAAAACATGGAACTCCAGCCCCGCTCCAAATTGAGCGTGGGCTGAAGTATATCGAACACCGCTACGACAAACCATCAATTGCATGGGCTCATTGGCGCATCAATAAATGGTACTAAGTTTCTACCTTGTGCTCCGTAGGTTCCCTAGGTAGATGCTTCCTGAGTATGAAGTAAAACTGCTCACCACCAACAACAAAGGAGACAGCATGTCAAAAAGCAAAGCAATCAATGTCAAGATACCAACAGAAAAAATTATTGCTGCGTTAGAGCAAGCACTAAACAAGTTGGAACTTGACTATACATCACAAGAAGCAAACGAAAAAGAATACAATAAAACATATGAACAATGGCGTAAAGAAATTATTACATATGCAATGGCGAACCACAACAGAGCAGAAAATGTTAGAACAAGTTATCGTTCATGGAATGGCACTTTGAATATTGATTACGATATCAAAACAGATGGAACAGATTTTCCTGTAGAGCCAGAAAGAAACTATGAAACTATTCATTCATCTACATACCGTGAGATGAAGGAAGAAATTGGGAATGCTATCCGTATTCTCAAGATGACAGATGAAGAAGTAGTATCTACTTCTACATACAACTCAGTAGCCAAGTACCTATAAGGAGACAAGCATGACAACAACAGAAGAAGTACTAGCAGCCATCAATTCTTTTACAAAAGAATATGATGTCAACAATACAGAACTAAACAAGTCCATTGCTCTTAATGTATACGAGCAGATTGACCGCTTTGCTGATGGCATTGAACCAACAGCACAAGAAATTGCACAGTTAACTGTTGCAATCAACGAGCATATCCAAGTCCGTGACTTCCTGTTAGGCATCCCTAAAGAGCGCGATGTTAATCATGTAGGTAGTTGGGCAGCACATGTAGGCAATAGAACACCTCGTCTTTACGATGTTCCTATGGCTACTATCATGTCATCTCTTTACTTTTCAGAAGGAGATGAAGAGCAAGCCAATCATTACCTTGGTTTAGCACTAGAAATTAATCCAGAATATAGCCTTGCTAAGTTGTTATACCGAGTGTATCAATCAGGCTGGGCACCAGAAGGATTTAGTTCTATGCGTAATGAACTACATGACAAAGTTAAAGCAGAGATTGGGCTTTAATTATGACAACAACTAAGAACAGGTCAGCCTGGATTAAAGCAGGCACAGCAGTAGAAGCAACCAGCGCCCGCGAAGTTATACAACAAGCGGGCTTAGACTGGACAGTACATCTGCATGAAATGCAGGCATATGTAGATAGTTCAGTAAATCAACTTGAATCAGTAAGAGATTACTATCCAATTGAAAACAAGCGTGCAGTACTACGAGTCAACAAAGACAATAACAACCAAGTCATTGGTGTAGTAGGTAAGAACTACAAAGTTTTTCAAAACCAAGAAGTCTTTGGCTCTCTTGATACATTGATTGACTCAGGTGAAGCACGTTACACAGCAGCAGGTGAATATGACAATGGTGCAAAAGTATGGATGCTTATGGCACTACCAAAAGAAATGGAAATTATGGGCGACCCACATGCAGCATTCTTGCTTGCACGTACTAGCCATGATGGTTCTAGTTCTGTAATCATACGCCCTATTATTGAGCGTTTGTTTTGCAGCAACCAGATTAACCGTGTCTTCAAGGCTAAGAAAAAAGACCATACATACACGCTGCGTCATACATCTAATGCTCAGTTGTCAATCAGTGAGATGAGAAACTTGCTTGACCTGACATACACAAGTGTAGAAACATACACAAATCTAGCCAACACATTACTTCAACGTGATGCAGATAGAGCAAAGGCAATTGCTTTCTTTAAGAAAGTATGGGCACTACCTGCACACATTGAGAACGCACCTATTGAGATGCTTAGTAAGGGTGAAAAAAATGCTAGAGCACGGGCTAATACAGCACGGCATAAGGCAATGAATATCTTTACTCAATCAGAGACACAAGAAAACATACGCAATACTGAGTTCGGATTATGGCAATCAGTAATTGAATATGCTGACCACCATACAGCCCGTGACTCATCCATTGCTACCATTGCAGGACGCAATGATGGTATTAAATTGCGTGCATTAGAATTGCTAGGTGTGTAATGGGATACAGCACAGCATATGATTTAGTTGAATCAGTTGTAGATATTCATCAGTCTATGGCTATACATTTAACTAGCAATCATTACCCACCAGTACCAGTCAGTATGGTACAGCCATGTATAGACGCCATCTATGCATGTGATGAAGAAGAGTACGATAAACTAATCGAACTACCACAAGGTGTGATGTGGCGTGGGCAGAATTCTGCGCCAGCCCACGCCATAGTAGAAGGACACCACTTGCAACCATGGCTCTATTCAGAAGGAGACGAACAACAGTGAATACAATCACAGTAACTAACCCAGAATCAAACGATGCAATAACATATACAGAAACAGAAGTACTACGCTTTATTCAAGACCGCACACATGCACAAACACAGCAAGCAGAATCTATTAGAAAAGTAATTGATATACGTAGTAAAGTATATGAGTTTTTTAATAGTCAGTACTCACCTGGAGACCAGGAGATTACTACATCTGTTGAAGAAATCAATGACATGCTACGTGATATCGGAGCAGACGAACTACGCCGTACTTGGTCAGCATCAGTACGTATCTATGTAAATGTTAGTGGTATTGAGGCTGCTAATAAAGAAGAAGCAGAAGATATGCTTCGTGATGATATCAATGTAGAATTACAATCCATTGATGGAGACCTATGGGTTGACGATATAGAAATACAAGAGGTAATACCTGAGTAGTTCTCTCGGGACGGAGAGACACGCAACTGTATAAATCTTTAGTGGATTTCTATTTATACAGTCACCTAAGTGGGTTGCCCCGCCACTTGCGAACACGGGGCACATACAGTTGCAAGCATTGAGGGGTTTGCTATACTGTAAGGGTTGAAGCAGGCTAGGATTTTTTTGTCTCCTTTCTTAGCCTGCTTCACTACATAGGAGACGGAGATTTAAATGTCAGCAGTAGAAATTGAAAGAGATAGATATGGACGACCAATGGTTGTTCCTCCTAAAAGTAAAAAGCCAATTGCTTATACGCGGGCTACTACTATTGCAAATAGTTTAGATGATGCATCAGCATTAGTTGCATGGAAGATGCGTATGGCAGCGTTAGGTTTAACAACAAGACCAGACTTATTACTTGCTATTGCAGCAGCAGGCGAAGATAAGATGGCAATCAATGCCTACATTGAAGAAGCAATGGATGCAGCAGGTGCTAGTAAAGCAGCAACTATTGGCACAGCAATACACGCATTAACAGAACGATTAGATTTAGGACAAGAGTTAGGTGTAGTACCACCACAGTGGATGCCTGACATTAAAGCATATGAAGAAGCAACTAAAGTTCTCAGCAATATCTTTATCGAACAGTTCGCAGTGCTTGACAAGTTCAAGATTGCAGGAACTCCAGATAGAATTGTTGAGTATAAAGGGGAACGGTTCATTGCGGATTTAAAAACAGGACGCATTGACCATCCTAATAACATCGCTATGCAATTAGCAATCTATGCCAACGGCTTGCCGTACTATCCTGATACGGCAACCCGCGGAACATGGGGTGATGTAAACAAAGAGAAAGCAATTATCATACATCTACCAGCAGGAACAGGTGTTTGTAAACTTGTGTTTATAGATATCAAAGAGGGCTGGAAAGGTGTAGAATTTGCGATGAAAGTAAGAAAGTGGCGTGACCAAAAAGGTCTTGCTACTCCATTTGAATAGGAGATATACAGTGGCTAGCACTGAAGCACCAATCAGTATCACAGTTAAAACAGCAGCAGGTAGTTTAGTAACAGTTCGTGCAGAAAACTCAGATGAGTTAGACAGCACAGTTGCTCAATCATTAGCAGCAATTACATCAGCAGTAACAGAACTAGAATCAGCAATTCGTGGTGCGTCAGCACCAGTACCACAGATGACAGCAACATCAGTTGCAGCAAGTCTTGGTGCATCAATTATTAGTGAAGACATCGGAGCACCATCTATTGGTGGACGCAACTGTCCACATGGGCGTATGACAGCAATCCAAGGAATGGGTAAAGACGGTAAACCATACAAGGGTTACTTCTGTCCAGCACCAAAGGGCGCATTTGATAAGTGTAAGAATCAATATATTACTATCCAAAGCCCAGAGTGGAACACATTCACACCAGAACAAGTTAAGTGAAAACACTTAGACGCTCTATAAATAAGCCAGAGGTTGGCGGAGAACCACTTCCGCCAGCCTTTGCGGCTTTCGAGAGGGCAGGTATTATCTTGCGTAGAGCAGAGGTAACTGTAGTTGCAGGCACTCCAGGTGCAGGTAAGTCATCAGTTGCTTTGGCTATTGCAGTCAAGACAAAATATCCTACGCTCTACTTTAGTGCAGATACTAATGCACACACTATGGCAATGCGTTTGATTGCTATGTCTGGTCGTATGACTCAGACAGCAGCAGAACTATTGCTTAAACGAGAACCAGATAAAGCACATGAGTTGTTGCAAGTTAACAATCATTTGTTCTGGTCCTTTGATTCTAGTCCAACACTCAAAGATTTAGATGAAGAGGTCTCAGCCTTTGAAACTGTATGGGGTAGAAGCCCAGCACTTATAGTGGTAGATAACCTAATGGATATCGCAATGGATGGGCATGATGAGTTTGGTGGTATGCGTGCTGCCATGAAGGAACTTAAGTATCTTGCAAGAGATACTAACGCAGCAGTACTAGTACTTCACCATACCAAAGAAGGATTTGAAGGCTATCCATGTCAGCCTCGTTCGGCTATTCAAGGATTAGTTAATCAGATACCTGCAATGGTATTAACTATTGGACAGATGAAACAAGGTGATGACACATACCTATGTGTAGCGCCAGTTAAAAACAGATACGGAAGAGCAGACCAAACAGGTAACAACTATGTTAGTCTTGCATTTAATCCAGATTCTATGTACTTAGATGATGTTCCAATTAGATATGCTCAGGAAGGTATGATGCAGTGAGCAATCCAGCCAAACGCAAAGGTAGTAAAGCAGAAGCAGATGTAGTTAAGTGGCTCAAAGCCAATGGCTATCAGTATGCAGACCGCAGAATAGCAGGAGCACAGTTAGACAAAGGCGATATCAGCGGTGTTAATGGCGTTACTATTGAGGTTAAAGACCATGTACGTTTAGACCTTAGCGCTTGGCTTAAAGAACTAGAAGTAGAAATGAAAAATGATTCGGCATGGACAGGTACTGTTTTACACAAACGCAAAGGTAAATCAAATGTAGATGAGTGGTACTGCACTATGCCAGCATCAGTCTGGCTTAAATTAATAAAGGAGATAATGAATGTGGATTGAATTACAAATGCTTCTTGCATTTCAACAAGAACTGTTAGGATTATTACTATGGATAAGCACAGCATTGCTGTCTATCTAGAGTATGTTGGCGCCACCCTGCCTCAGATTGGCAGTGGATGGCGCAAAATGAAATGTCCGTTTCACGAAGATAGCCACGCATCAGCAGGTATTAACTATGACAAAGGTAGATTTAATTGCTTAGGTTGTGGTGTAACTGGGGATGTATATGATTTAATAATGACAAGGGAAGGAGGCAACTATCATGAGGCTCTCAAGTTCGCAGAGACAATATCTCCTGCAAGCAACAACAGAGTACGCCAAGCATATAAACCTGGCAGTAGGGTATCTTCAAACACGCAATCTATTGGCAGAAGAAGTAGCGCCATATCATCTGGGAGTAGTAAAGGACGCTCTTCCAGGTCATGAACAATACACAGGCAGACTAGCAATTCCTTATGTAACACCAGCAGGTGTAGTAGATATACGGTTCCGTAGTATGCGAGGCGAAGACCCTAAGTACATGGGTATGCCAGGTGCTAAAACTACAATGTTTAATGCACAGGCAGTTCTAACAGCAGGTGATTACATATGTGTTACCGAAGGTGAAATAGATTGTCTAACAGTTGTTACTAAGACAAGCCATCCAGCCATTGGTATTCCAGGTGCTAACAATTGGAAACCTTTTTATACTAAGATACTAGATGATTTTGAAACTGTAATTGTGTTAGCAGATGGCGATAGCGCAGGACTTGAGTTCGGCAAAAAGATTAGCCGAGAGTTAGGCAATGTCAATATAGTTCAGATGCCAGAAGGGCATGATGTCAACAGTATAGTTATGGAACAAGGAGCGGAGTTTATAAATGAGCGAGTCAGAAAGTGTTTATCAAGCGGATGAAAAAGTATGGGACTATATTAAAGAGCACCCTAGGGCTATAGGTATTCCAATCACAGAAAAGCAAGGATTAGATATCCTTAATGCACTACGAGATATCCATAGTCAAAACAAAACTAATTCAAAAGTTGCTAATGATATGCTTACTATGTTAGCAAGCGTACTACTAGCAGCAGCACAAGGTGATGGACAAACAATCATAGAAGAAGTACTAGTACAAGAAGCAATGTTTAAGTTCGACGAAAATATACGAGAGGTACTAAATGAAGAATAATACAGATGCAGAACAAATTGCGGAAGAACTACTAACAATTCTTTTTAAAAAGCATGCAGATTATGGACCGTTAAACATAGCCCATGCCCCTGGTGGGGCTATGAATGGTCTGCGTGTTCGGATGCATGACAAACTGGCTAGACTTAACCATCTGGTAGATAAAGGCGACACGCCCAACTATGAAACAGTAGAAGATACACTTGTAGACCTAGCAAACTATGCAATAATCGGACTATTGGTACAAAGAGGTCAGTGGCAAGGCATAGATAGATAACTACTAGCGGCAAGGGTAAGGCTTTTACTTAATGAATGAAGCGTTTACGGAGGAATACGAGTCCCTCGTTGCTTCCCTGTCCAATGAGTATCACAAAAAGTATGCAATGGTTGAGCGAGAAGACATCGCTCAAGTATTGTGGATGTGGTTTGTTACGCATCAAAACAAATACAAAGAATGGTCTGCTCTAGAAGCAAAAGATAAAGAAAAACTTATAGCCAAATCTCTTAGACATGCAGCGCTTAAGTATTGTGAAAAAGAAAAAGCAAGAACGGTTGGCTACGAGTTGATGGACCTTTACTACTATGATGTTTCAGTTGTTGAAGCATTCCTTCCATCCATCATTGCAGAATCATATGAGATTCCAACAAAGATTAAAGACTTAGGCAGTCAGGTTAAATCAAATGAAATCAATGATGGCAACAATTGGTTAGTGCTTAGGTCTGATATTGCATCAGCCTTTTACAGATTGTCAGAGGCAAAGCAACTTATTTTAAAGATACGCTTTACAACGGAGAACCACGAGTGGGCAGACCTAGCAAAAGAAATGGATACAAGTCCAGATGGTGCACGCATGAAAGTTCAACGTGCGTTGGCATCATTGGTTAGAAATCTTGGCGGATGGCGACCTAACTTAGAGGAAGAACTTAATGAGCCAAGAGAGTAAAGACATTCGCGACTTGTTACATCCAAAGGATTACAGCAAGTCAATGGACCTAAGAGGAACAGACATAGGGCTTGCTTGTGTTTGTGGTTGCGAAATCTTTATAGCACTTATAGCATTTGATGAAAACAAAGAGATATCATTTTATTTTTTAGATGGAGAATGCGCTAGTTGTGGGTCTATGGTTACACTTCCATACCCAGAAAATATAGAGAATGGATACTGCGATTAGTATGGAAAAAACATTACGAATATTAAAACAAGAATCTTATCTTGA